AGCGTCTACAACCAACGGAACATACTTGGCGTTTGATGTCGTAAGAACACAGTTAGGAGTATTTGAGTTTCAGACTTTTATCAACCAGAGAGGAATCAATCACGGAAGAGATTCAGGTGATATTCGATTAGTCGGTCGGGATTATGGAAACCTGTTTGAAGCCAGTTATGCTACCTTGCACAATGACGAAAGGAATTATGTGTATGTCGGTGGGCAAGGCGAAGGTGCGGAAAGGCTTGTAGTTGAACGGTCTGATAGTGCAAGAATAAACAGTTCAAAATGGAACAGGCGAGAGTATTTTAAGGATGCCAGAGATTTGGAGTTACAGGAATCGTTGGAAGCCGAAGGCGATGCCGAGCTTGCAGAGAAGAAACCAAAACAGATTATGACCGGAAAGCTGGTTGATATTCCCGGTATGCGCTATGGCATTGAATATGGATTTGGTGATATTTTGACCGTTCAGGCTTTCGGGTTTCAGGTTGATAGTCACGTGTCAAGCGTCAGTATGTCATTCAGTCAGGATAAAGGCGAAGACCTTACAATCTATTTGCGAGGTGAGCTATGAATGAGCAAAGGCTGATTTTAGAGATTGAGAAAATGAAGCGTGATATTGAAAGGTTGAAAGTTTGGGAAAGACCGTTTGGTCTGATAAGCTGGAAGTCGCACTTGTCGAAGGATTATACGTTCTTGGACACAAATACTTGGTATGACTTAACTTTTGATACGAAAATCGCCAACGAGTGCAATGGCGCAATCAGCTATTATGACGAAGGTGGTGCAGGCGAGGACAAGTCAATTATCGTTATCGCTAATTCAACCGATTTGTTTTATGTTGGTGGTTGTTTGCATCCCGAATATACTGGACTTGCAAATGCTACAGTTCTTGTGGCGTCAAGGATTTTATATTCTACTGACTTGGGTAGTACTTGGGTCGAAGCAAGATGTCTGCAATCTGCCGATATGTTTAACAAGAACAGCGAGCAAATTGGCATAATGCACTATATTGGAAGTCTAAGAGCCGATGGTGAAACTTGGGTGAAATTGCAAGTCATGACAAATAATACGGATATGATATTGAGTGGCTACACAGGGTTTGATAACCCGGTATCTGCAACGATAGCTATTCACAGTTTAGGATTATGAGGAACAGAAATGCCAAAACCAACTAATTTTGTAACACCAGAGATGCAAGCATCAAAGATGCAGAGACAGTTCACAAGCCACAATGTAATGAATGTTATGACAAGAACGCTTGGTTTGCAGTCACTCATTCAAACGGATGTCCTGCTTACTGATATGAGCTATTGGCAAGGCACAGAGATTGATTGGGATTTACTCTGCGCAGAAGTAGATGGATTCATATTCAGAGGAATGTATGGTATTTGGAAGGATACTTTGTTCGATTGGTATTATGAGGAAGCTACTAAGAGAGGGAAACCGGTCGGAGCTTACCATTACATAATTGGAAATTACTCACCGCTTGAACAGGCGCAAATGTTTAAGAATGCAATCGAAGGCAAGGAGTTGAAACTTGGCATTCATCCCGACATTGAAGATACACGTTCTGGAACAGCACTCACAAGGCAGGTGGTTGATTCTTATGTTGAGAATGTGGCAATACTAATCGGAGTGCCGAAAACGATTTATACCGGAAAGTATGCTTGGCAGACGATAATGGGAAACACGAGTTATATTGACTTTGACTTGTGGGTTGCAAATTATGGAGTGCCAAGTCCTGCGTTGCCTTATAACTGGAATGAATGGAAAATGTGGCAATATACCAGTTCTGGCTATTTGTCTGGATTTGCGGACAGGCTTGATTTGAATTACTTTGCTGGCACGAAAGCAGACTTTGCGAACTGGATTGGTGAAGTCTATCAGCCACCAGTAGCAGAGAAACCGCTCTATCAAGTTGAAGTAATTACAGCAGGTCTTTATGTCCGTAGCGGTGCAAGTATACAGCATCCGATTATCCGCTCTGTAAAGCGTGGTGATATTCTGGATGTGTATGAAGAAGTCGGCTTGTGGCTTCGTATCGGACAAGGCGAGTATTGCTCTGGCAACTCGGCTTATGTGAGAAGGGTTGAGATGTCAGATAAAGAGAAACTTGACACGCTTTGGGCGTGGTATGAGAGGGAAAATGGCTAACTGGGCTTTACTTCAAGAGCAACTAACAGGCAAGCCAGTGGTAAAACGCGCGAAGCACAGTATCCACTTCGACAAGGGCAATGGCGAAATCGTTGCCAACTTCTCAGGCAAGCCCTGTCATTATCAGGACACCGATGGATTATGGAAGCCGATTGACACGAAGTTGCTGTTACTACCGGACGGATTCTATGGCAGCCCACACTCGGACGTGAAAATCCACAAAGACGGGCGCGTCAAGGCTGGTGGTTATCAGCAGAAGTCAGCACTTGTTGATGCCAAAGAAGGCATGGTTGATGGTGACAAGATTGTACGGGAGTTCAAGTTTGGCACTCAGTACCTGTATATGAAAGAGGACGGGTTCAGGCAGGAAACGGTTATTACCAGACCGCCTACAACAGCAGAGGCTAAACACCTTATCGCTTCTGAGTCTGGAGAATTACCGAGTAAGTACAAGCGGAGCGACATTACCGCCGTTGATGCAGATGGGGCAGTTCATGAGTTCGTCAACTTGGGGCAATTCAAAAAGTGGCTGGATAAAGCGGTTTATCCTGTGGTGATTGACCCTGATTTTGCGGGTGGAACTGGTAACGACCAAACAATTTATAGTGACGATGCAAATTATGCCACCGCTCACGCTACTGGCGATAAAGCAATTGCCGCAGACTTATATACAGGACAGATGTTATCTGGTGGCGTTTATTATGTATATCGCAGCGTGTTGAGTTTTGACACATCGAGCATTGATGATGGGCAAGCAATCTCGCAAGTGAACCTAAAAATGACGGTGCATTATGAACAATCCGCGACTGATTTTGATGTTCAAATTGTGAAATATGACTGGGCTGGGATTACCAATATAGATACATTATTTGATGGGGTATTAGCGGCAACGGCTGATGATAATATCTTCTGTAACACAGCAGGAAAATCGGCAGGGTCACAATATACAAGCGGCAACCTATCAACAACTTGGGTAAGTAAAACAGGAACCACGTATTACGGGTTGCGTTCAAGTCTCGATGTGGCGGAAACCGCACCGAGTGGAAACGATAGATTCGTTTTGTATGACGAGGAAGCCGTAACAGAAGGCTACCGCCCCGTCCTGACTGTCACCTACACGGCGGGGGGGGTTCCCAAACACTATCTGCATTATGCACGATTGAGAGGTTAATATGCAATTTCTAAAACAATCAACAGCAGTGACTATCAAGTTAGGTCCGTTCATAGACGATACGGATGGCAAGACCGCCGAAACTGGCTTGACGATTTCACAGGCTGACATCCGCTTATCAAAGAATGGCGGTGATATTGCACAGACTAACGATGCGACTGGCGCAACACATGACGAGTTAGGCTATTACAACGTTCCGCTTGATGCAACCGACACCAACACTTTGGGCAGGTTACTGGTTGCAGTCCACGAATCAGGGGCGTTACCAGTCTGGAAAGAATTTATGATTGTGACTGCTAATGTTTATGACACGCTATGCTCAACTGACAGCCTTGACGTGAATGTAACCAGCCTTGCAGATGATGTGATTACTGCGGGTAAGTTTGACGAATCTACCGCCTATCCCTTGAAGTCAGCCGACACAGGGGCAACAGCTCTGGCACGCACAGGTGCTGATAGTGATACGCTGGAAACCTTGAGCGACCAGATAGACGCTATTGATACCGATTCTGTGATGAATGCAGTAGTAGAAGGTGGTTATACATTCTTGCAGGTTGTTCAAATAATGGCATCGGCATTAGCAGGTAAACTGACACGAGCAGGCAATACTCTGACATTCCGTGATTTGGCAGATACGCTTGACCGGATAGAAGCAGATACAGATGCAGATAAGCAGAGAACAAGCGTTAATTACTTCTTTGGAGTACCGTAATGGACTTTTGGGCAGATACCTATTGGGCTGATACTTATTGGACAGATACTTATTGGACTGTTTACTTTGTTATCGTTACGCCAGAGTGCAGGACTTTAAGTATCTTGCCAGAGAATCGGACTTTGATTATAGAAACAGAGAACCGGACTTTGACCGTTCCGTTCTGCCATGATGGAGGAGTATGAGCGATAATACATTTATAAAAGATGTTGATGCTGAGTTGGACTTTGCGTTTGATTGGAATGATGCGGATGAACCTTGGTTGGAAACAGGCGAAACTATATCGTCATATACTTTGACTGTACCTGCTGGCATAACAAATACTGCTGATAGTCAAGCAAGTGGAAAGGTTACCGTTTGGTTGTCCGGTGGCACAGATGGAACATGGTACGATATAACTTGCAAGATTGTTACCAGTCTTGGCAGAACAGATGAAAGAACAATGCATATCAAGGTGGTAGAGAGGTAATGGAAGATACTCTATCAGTCAAAGAATGCTTGAAATTGCACGATTTGGCAAGTAGCGTCTGTTTTGATATTGTTGAGATAGGCTCATACAAAGGTAAGAGTACCGGTTGCATCGCTTCTGGCACGAAGTTGAGCGTCTATGCTATTGATTTGTGGGATTTGAGACACTATGATTTTGAGCCTTCTGTTAGAGTGAAACGGCGTGGATTTTACCTTGCCGAAACCTATAAAGCGTTTTTGGAAAATATGAAGCCATTCAAGAATGTGATATCGGTGAAAGGTGATAGTAGAGAGATTGGCAAAGTCTGGAATAGAAGCATAGGTCTATTGTTCATTGATGGAAACCACTCATTTGACTTTGTGAAGAGTGATTATGAGAAGTTTGGAAAATATGTGGTTAGTGGAAGCGGTAGGATTGCTTTCCATGATATTGTAATCAAAGGTGTGGAAAGAGTAATCGAGGAAATAGTGAAACCGTCAGGACAATGGACAGATTTTGAATTGACGGATACTTTATGGACTGCGAGGAAATTATGACAGAAAAAGCAGAAGAATATAATCAGATGTTTAGAGCGAAGCCAAATCGCTGGTCTGGATTAGAGCGAAGTGATTTTATGATTGGCGTGCTGAAAGTTCACAAGCCAGATGCAAAGTTTATCATTGACGTTGGTTGTGGTAATGGTATTGGCTTGCAGAATGTTGGTCATCATTATTCAACTTCTGAATTATACGGAATAGATATCTCAGAAGAAGCGATAAAGCTTGCACAAGAAAGAGTGCCTGATGGCAAGTTCACTACCGAAGAAGATTTTACGAATCGGAAGAAGTTTGACATTGTGATATGTGCAGGAGTGGCAGAACATGTTGAACAGCTACCAGAGTTCTTGCAGAAGCTAAAATCAAGGCTAAAGAAAGATGGAATCTGCTATTTTGAAGTACCGCATAACTTAGTTTATTCACGAGGTCCAAAGACGTTCAGAAGGCTTACAGTAGGCAGTAAGCAGGTCGAGTGGCATTATGAATTAAAAGATTGGGAAAAGCTACTCATTGAAGCGGGATTTGAAGTTGTCAGGCGTTATCGTGGCAGAAAAGCTACTTGGGGCTTTATTTGGGTGTTACGATAGAGATAAAATTGTGTGAATAATTTGTTATGTTTCTGTTAGTAATCTTCACACAGATATAGATAAGATATAGATATAGATAAGATAAAGATACAGATATAGATGAAATATTTTATTATGCATCACCAGCACAAAGGCAAAGCTATTGATAGTGCATTAAGAAAAGCTGGATGGAGATATCAAATGCGAAGAGTAGACATAGCACTATTCGACCATGTGATTAACCGCAGTGAGCCAGAACAAGGCAGAGGACTTGTAAAGAGATACTATGATGAAGGCGCAACCATTGTGACGTATCCTCACGGAACGACAGGTGCTTGGTTTATGGACAGTGATGTCTATCCAAAGGATGAACATGTAACAGCAAACCTTGTCATCAGCGAAGGGCAGAAAAAGGTCGAAGAAATTATTCAGCCACAGTTAGAGCATCATGTTATTGGATGGAGTTATTGTGGATTGAGAGAATGGAAGAAGCCAGAGAAAGTAAGAAGGATTTTATTTGCACCTATTCACTCACCGATAAAAGGAAAGTTCAGAGAAGAGTGTGTTGATGTCAATGCCAGAGTTTATAAAGCATTGTTAGGATTGGCAGATAGGTATCAGATAGTAGTCAGGCATTTGAATCCACTTGATAAGATAGGATTATGGTACAGTCCGAAACCGGTGTTCAAGTTAGGCAAGCCAGATGGCTCACATGATGAAATAGATATTGCCGATTTAGTGATAGCAGAAGGCACGTTCATGTATCTTGCAGTTGCCAGAGGGAAACCGGTAATAGGAATGAATCAGCACGTTCCGATAAGACCTAACTATTCTGATAAAAGTTTCAAGCTTAATAATTGGGATAAGTATGGCGAGTATATGGCTTATCCGATAGATTTTGATGATGGTGATATAATAGAGTTAATCAACAAGGCGTCAGAAAAAGAACAAAGTGAATGGCGCAAGTTGTTCATAGGTGATACTATGCAACCAGTCCATTTGGTAAGTGTATTGGAAAGTATCAGAGGTAAAGATGCCAGAGTCCATAGAAGCAAATAAAAAGTTGTGGGAGTCGCTTAAGCAAGAAGATGAAATTGCAAAAGCTATTCATCTTGCGGCTGATTTAGGTGAGCTTGCTACAAGGCAAAGCATATTAGATAGAGCAGAAATTCGTAAACAGTTGGTAGAAATCAGGAGAGAAGCTCACGAAGAGTTGAAGGAGTTGAGAATTCACCTTATGGGTAATGGTGACCCGAGCAAAGGTATCAAAGCAAGGCTCGAAGTCATTGAGAAATGTCTGCTTGAAGATAAGCAAAGAAAAGAGAAAGTCTGGTGGATTATCATTCCGATAGTTATCACGCAGATTGTAACGATAATTTTGAATTTGATAGGAGGTTAAATGTTAGAAGAAATATTGGCATTGTTAGCTGGCTTAGCTGGCTTGGGTGGATTGATTTCAGTATTGGTTAATCTGCTCAAAATACTGGGTGTCGTGAAAGATGGCACTTCTGAGACTTGGGTGCAGTTGTTCAATCTTGTGGCGTTCCTTGCGGTGGCAGTCATCTACTTTATAAAGATACCAGTAGATTGGAGTGGCATAGATGGTTGGTTGAAACTACTTGCCACATTCATCGGGTACATACTAGAAATATTTGCAGGCAAGGTAACTTATATTGCAACAAAAGGTGCACCAGTCGTTGGATTCAGATACTCCGAGGTAAATAAAGGATAAACAGAATTCAATTCATGCAACATTGTTTTTATATAAAATAGCTTGTCTTATCAGCAAGCTATTTTATATTTTATTAAATAATAGCAATATAAATATCACTATTTCGCGTGGCGTATCCCAGAGTGTCACAGGGTCACTGCTATTTATATCACAAATGTAAAATAGTATGATATAATAAATTATACTCCTTTTGTGGGTTTTTGTGCATACTAAGGCCGAGCCGACATTCTCGGCCTTAGTAATTTAATTGATTTATTGATTATTCGAATTTATTGCTGATGTAAAATCATTACAAATTTTTATTTGATTTGTTATTGTTTCAACAAGTTTAGTTAGATCTTTAAGTCTTATAGATTCAATATATTTTTTTATAATTGTTTCATCCACGATATATTGATTTGTTTGAGTATCCCACATACAATCTGTAAGTATTCCATATAACGCTAATATTTGATCCTCTAATTTTTGATCTGGACGTATATGCAAAATTTTATTCGCTGTGTCTAAACTTATTCTTCCGAGATTAAAAACTATTTTATATCTTTCTTGAATAGCATCTTTATCCATAGTTAACCTTTTCTGGAAGTTTTGGTGCTTTCATCCAATAAGCAATTTCTCCAAACGCAATTTTACTCCATCTATTATTTGTGCTATCAAACCAAGCCATATCTAAAGAATATTTACCAGAACTCCATTGAAACAAAGTTACAAGATAATATCCACTTTCTTTTGGAAAATCATCTAGCGTTTTCCATATTCTTTCTTCACGCAAATTTAGTATTTCATTTTTTAAATCACATATTTCTTTTTCACGCAAAGAACGGGCAATTCTACTAGCACTTATCATAAATGAAAGTCTATTTCTAGTAACTAATAATTCATTTTTTAATTTCTTTTTATTCATTACGTGCTCCTTTTTCATGCTCAATTTTAAAACGCTCAATGTTTATTCTTTCTTTCTTTATATAAGCATCTGCTATATTATATGGAGTGAAACCTATATTATTAAGTATTGTAATAAGCACACCAATAAAAGCTAAAATATCGGCGAACTCATCCAATAATTTTTCAGAATTTATACCACTAACAGACTCTCTCCATGGCTTCCAAGGAAGTACTTGAATAAACTCAGCTAGTTCTACAAACGTTGCTAAAACATAAGTACGCAACACATCCTTATCACCTAAAACATCATTCAAAACTTTACCATTATGATTAACCAATTTATTTGTTGCATTATGAATAGTTCTAAGCGCTATAAGTCCTTTTTCAATTTCCCAAAAATTATTATTAACGCAAGTGTTAGCATATGCAATATCATTTTCTATATTATGATTGCCAATACGGCCCATGTTTTACCTCCACTAAAACTTTCATATTTGGAAAAGCTCTATTCATACCTTTTATCATTGCCAATTCCAAATTTTTAGAATATTCTTCGACTTCAACTTCTGGAACAGCGGCGACAATTTCATCATGAACAGTTGCACCTATATATTTTGTTAAGCCCATTTTATTAGCTTCTATAAGAGCGTATTTTAATCCTACAGCCGCAGAACCTTGAACAACTGTATTTAAAATTCTTGTTGGCGTTATATTTCTTCCAACTAATACCCTTTTGCCTGAATTAGGAAGTCGTATGCTAACAACATTTCTATTTTTAGACATAGCGTACGCTTTATTTCTCATTTCTCTAAGTCCTTCAAAAGCGACGAAAAAATTTGTAAAAATATCTCTCGCGTCATCATAATCTATATTAGAACCAGAATTTTTTGCATACTCATACAATAATTTAGAACCTCCACCAAACAGCAAAGTAAACGTTGCTGCTTTAGCCAATTTTCTTTGAGCAGTAGTAACATTCTCTTCTTTAACTCTAAATATCCTAGAAGCAATACCTCTATGAACATCGCCTAAATCTAATATTTCTATAAGATGCTCATCATTAGCTATTTGTGCTGCTATACGAACTTCTATTTGAGAGTAATCAGCATTAATTATAGATATTCCATCTAAGTTACCTATTATTTTTCTACCATCTTTAGGAACTTGTTGAAGATTTGGATCAGAAGACGAAAATCGCATTGTGTCTGTTCCAGTTTGCCAAAATCTCGCATGAACCCAATTATCAACGATATATTTATCTTGCCAAGACTGTTGATACATTTTTATTCTTTGAGATGGAGCTCTATATTCTAAAAGATGCGTTGCAATTTCAGATCCTAGTCCTTCTCCAAAAGAAGCCATATTAGATAAAGTTTCGGCTCTTGTATTCTCAAAATTTAAACCTAATTCTGCAAATTTTTTCATCAATTGCACAGGCGAATTTAAATTTATATCACCTAAATTTTCTAATAGCCATTCTTTCGAAGCTTTTTCTACTTCTTTCTGCTCTTCTAACCATTTGTTTAAATACTCTGGAACTAATGGAAGTCCATTTAAAGTCATTCTAGCAACTATTGGTGCTAATTCCATTTCCATATTCAACGCCTCAATTTGTTCTTGAGACTCTGCTTTTTCAATTTGTTCTCTCATTAAATCATGTATAAATATTACATCATTCACTGCATACATTATTTGTTGAGTAGACAATTTATCTATTGTCCATTTTCCATGTTCTATAGTTTTGTCAATATTCATACCAAGACGTCGTCTGATTGAATTCTTTAGGTTTCTAGATACATCTCTTCTTGAAGTTGTTGATATTACACCTTCACCTATAAGTGTATCATACCAATTGTTTTTTTGCCACTGGACGTCATGTGTGTCTAAAAATAAAACATCAAATCCAACTACATTATGACCGACAAATAATCTATTTCCTTCAGAAAAAAGAGATTTCACAACTAAAGGAACTACACCATTATTAACTCTTATCAAAACTGGGGTCCTCGTTTTATTTCCATAAAATTGCATTAAAGCAATATCATCTTTCCAAGGACTTAATCCTGTGGTCTCTAAATCAAAACTTATTACATCATCATTACTTAATAAAGCAATGCCTTCTATCGGATCGAATATTACATTATCTAAAATATCTTCCATTATTCGTATTCCTTATAAGTTTTTCTAAAATTGAACCATGACAACATAGTATTGCGGTTTAATCCTGTCATAGAAAACAACATCCATTTCTCATAATCATCCAATTTTTCAAAAGTAGGAATAGAAAATTCCCACGTTTCAAAATCTTTTGCTAACTCTTTAGTATTCTCATAAATATGCGCGTTTAAAATATTAACAGTAGTTTTGTTCACTAATAATCCCAAACAATTTGCTACAGTCATAGACATCATTCCAAACTGAATAAAATCGTATGGAAGTCCATATACAGCATCTGAACTACGCATTGTTACTGTTGTATTTAAAGAGTATTCGTCATGTTTATAAAATTGCATTGATGTTGTGCAAGGTCTATCTTCTAAATTCTCTTTTTGATCAGCTATTACTAGCACAGCACGTCTAGAATATGGGTCATGTTCTAACTCATCAATTACCCATTTTATTTGATCGCCAACTCTTAATCCATAAGAAGACATTGGTCCAAATAATTCTATTTTAGCATTTGGTGCAATTCTTTTTATTTCACTTAAATTAAATGTATTAGCAACAAATTGCATTCCTTCCATAAACCCAATAAGCGGATTATCTTTATACCTTCTAAAAGTTATTCCAGTTGGTATTATTATTGATACATTTTTAACGGAATATGTTTTAAATCCTCTAGGATATTCCTCTTTTCCGTTATCTAATATATTTTTTACATACTTCTCATACACATTCATCTTACTCCTTTTATGAATATAGGAGTAGTCTTTTGAACTACTCCTACATTTTTTAATAAATTAAGCTCCTAAAAATAATTTTGCTTTTTCACGAGCTTCATCAGCTGCTTCGTCATTTATTGGAGTTAGTTGTGGAATATAATATGATCCTTTTCCACCTGTTTGGATTTTTGATGAAATTTTAACAACAACATTTCCAAATCCTTGGCGACTAACAAGACTATTAAGCGATCTTCCAATAGCTAATCCTGTACGCTTAAAGTTCATAATACATCCAGCATCAAATTCCGGTAAATACATTAAATATGAATACATGAAAACGCAAAGTGGTCCATGACGCTTTTTTCCTTCGCCAACCCATTTGTTCATTTCGCAATCCGCACACACACCACCTGGCTCACCAATTCCTGTTTCACCATCAAAACTTCGACAGGTTACAAGGTTTGAATCAGGATCACGATATTCACGACGTCTTGCGTACGCAAATGGTACTGCAATTACACTTTCTTTTGGCTCAAATCCAGAAAGAACAAGTTGACCCGGTTTTGCTGAACCTTCTTGAACCTCTGGCGATAATCCTTGCATAAGACGAAGCATTGGAGGAGTAATATCCTCAGGTGCAAACATTGGCTTATTTGAATAAGCAGATATTGGAGCAACATCTTCCTCTTCTGGCTCAGGAACGGCGAGGGATTTCTCATCCCCGTCATTTAACATACCGTCAAACGGCATTTGTTTATACTCATCTTTATTACTCATTTACGAATCTCCTTTACATAATATTTTGTAATGTTTCAACAACGTTCTTAGATAGAACGGATTGTTTATTTATTAATTGCATTAAAATATACGGATGTGGTATAGAAAAAATTCTATTACATCTTATTTTAATGCACCACTTTTGAGCTTCTGCGCCACACGCAATTATTGTTTTGTCATCTAAATATTCATCCTCAACAGCTTTAACAAATGTCCAAGCACAATTAAAAACTCTATTTCCTAAAAGTCTAAAAAATTTAGTGGAAACACTCGAAGTAAAAGGAAGCCATGAACCAGGCAAGTCATCTTTTACACAACCTTTTTTATCACCTACAAAAACTATTTTAGACCTAGGATCGCCAACTATTTCTGGTGGCTTCATTAAATTCCATAGACCAACTTCTATCATTCTTTTTTGGACATAGGCTAATGTCTGATCCATGAAATTCCACTCATAATCATTTGGACATATGGTCCATCCATAATCAATAGCATACTTACGATATAATTTTACTTCTTCATATGGATCAACATTCAAATCTGATTGATCTCTTAGATTTACCATTTTGTTTACTTCTAATGGGAGCATTATTATTCCAACACCAGAAGATTTTATAGCTCTTCCATAAAGCCACTCACCTAACCAAGAGTCATTACTAAGTCTTCGATCTCTTTTTAGAAGATTACCATAAACATACTCACTTGGCCAACATCTGTCCCAAATAACCCATTTTTCTGATCTAGAATCTTTAATCAATTGATCTTTATAAACACGATCATCTGGAAACACAGGACCCCAATGTCTTATTTCCATAGGTTTTATCGATTGCAGAGCCTTTGCTAGTGTAGATTTGCCAGATTTTTCTGGACCTTCAATAACAATTATCATAACGCACCTTTAATTCTATCAGACGACTCGTTATAATCAAACCATTGTGTCATCTCATTTAGCTGTGCTTTTGCTAAAGATTCAAGAGTTGCATCATTCATGCGTTCAATCTCTCCTTTAGTTATAAAAGACCCTATTTTTTCAGCTTCTTTTCCATAAGCTAAAATTATAGATTTCGAAATTCCTGAAAAAGCGAATTTATTTCTCCATTGTCCTTGTAAATGTTCAGGATATGGGTGCGATACAATACCCCAATTTGGTCTAAAAGCGTCTTCAACAAGATCAACTTCATTAGGAACTATTTTTGCGCCTTCAATTTTTTTGCACCCATAATAAATCACAGGCCAAGTTGGTTTCATGGTTCTTTTTACAAATTTTGTAAAATCATATCTAGAAGCAACTATCCAAGCGCGCTTTTTATCATATTTTTCTAATTTTGGTTTTGGAACTTCCCATCTTATAAATAACGTTGGATCATATAATATGACTCTTTTATAGTTCATCATTAATGATTTCGAAAAATTATGCAAACATTCATCATCATTTATTAACCAAGGAAGCACATGTATTAATATTTTGCTTTGAGAATTCATAATAAAATTTAGAACTCTTTGATACATGCATCTTTCTTCATAAGAAACTTTACGTCCTAATAATTTTTCTCCAAATCTTAAATATCCATCAATATTTTTACTACAAGCATCAAGATTTTTACCAATACTATCTATGTGCCAATCATCAACAAAAAATATGATCTTTTTATTATTAGTAATTGCTTGATCTATACATTTAGCAGTTTTTAAAAACCCTCCCGAAACAAACGAGTTTAATGAATATAACCCATATAGAAGTACATCGGGATCTGTCCAATTTGGAGTATTTTCTACTTCGTAATTCTCATTTTCAAAATAATCTAATAAACCTTTCGCAGCACTAAAAAGCGGATTCCTTTTTCTGCGTATATTCAATTGATTAGATGTTACACCAGTAATCTGAACTTTCACATTAGCTCCTTCCAAAATATATAACTCTAGTCCAATTTTTATTTTTGGTCATATCGGAGGAATCACTGCATAAGAATCCTTGATGAATAAATTCCTTTGTTAATTCATTAGCCGCATCTCTCCAATTTTTATGCCCAAAATGAAATTCAACAATTATTTGTTTTACAAAGCTGGGAATAAATAAACCTTTGAATATATCATATTCAGCGCCTTCTGCGTCACATTTTATTACGCTTGGTTTATATTTTTCTAATAGTTCTCCTATTTTTATTGACGGACTAAACAATGGATCACCTCTACCTCTTGAAACATACATAGAATTCGCGCCACTGTTCTTTTTAGCTTTATAATAAATAACAGTAGAATCTTCGTTCGAATTAGAAACGACAGCTGCTTCAATTATAGAAATATTTTTATAAAATCTTGTATTAGATTCAAGAACTTTAAAATTTTCTGCATCCATTTCAACACTAATTATTTGTTTAACTTTGTTAGCTATAGGAACAGCAAATGTCCCGATATGTCCACCAATATCAAGAACTACATCATTTAATTTTAAGCTAACATTTTTATATTGCTTACCATTTATATTTTCACGAAATGTATATAAATCTCCAAAATTATCCTTTCTAATATAAAAAGGAATGTCACAGAAAAGTATAGATTCGTATTTTTCTTCATCACTCATTATTTTATATACTCCATTGATGCAACAAAAGCGCGTTTCTTTTCTTCCGATCTACTACCAAAAATAGCGCTTTTAGCTATAGATATCTCATTAGATCCATTTCCTCTAAAATCAGCAAATTCTACCACAGCATTATAAGCAGCCCAAGGTGTTTTAGCAATACTGACGTGCTCATCGCACAATCTTTGATAATTTAAAAACACACCATTACGCATATCTTGAGCTCTACTAGAATAATAGTCGTAAGATATTTGCGCCGTTTTAGCTTTATCATATAATAAGCCAAGCTCCAAAGGACCTGATACGTCATCAAATTCTTGTAATAAATCTGTTTTCATACTTTTCTTAGGATATGGATACGCCATTTCAAATATTAGTTTAGCTTCATCATCTTCAATAGAAGCAGATGCGAGAGCGTCAAAAGAAGCCATTGTATCTTTTATTGCTCTTTGCATTTTTTGCATCATACTTACTCTTGCCGACAATATTTCTTTTGTACTCATATTATGAACAATTGAGTCAGAAACAGTCGCTTGTTTTAGTCCGCTAACTAATGTGTTTTGACACACGACTCTAATAGGAGTAAAAGCAACTTTTAATGATGTTCCACCATCTCTAGTGTCTGTTATTAAAAAATATTTACGAATATGTTCTCCTTTTACTTCATCATCTCCAGCATCTAAAGTTAAAAACATTGTTTCTCCATCTCCAAGAGCTCCGGCTGTTTCAACAGGCCATAGATCTGTTAATGGATCAATAATGCGAGCAACTTCAATATTTTGTAATATTGTATAAGATGGAGAAGAAACACCTAAGTATCTATACTCAGGATCATCATCAGTTGGTTCTCTAAAAATACCATATTTCCCAGTAAGCGCATTTACACCATCAATATGCGCTACTAATGGTGCTTTTATGATATTATAGTTCAACCTTCCTTGAATAACGGCCTCACTTGCAGTAAGGTCTTTTTCGAACACTTTTCCAAGACTATGCCATCCAGGTTCACGATGTCCTAGAAAACGTTCACCAAATAAATTTGCACTCATAGTACCTCCTTTTGTGATAAAAAATATTAATTAATACTATCACTATCTTATTATTTAGGTAGACATTGGAGTAATCGAGATGTTAACAACGTGTTAAACTTTCCATTTTCTAATTAAGTCCTACTAATAAAATTTTATTAAGTTAAAATTGTTATATGAATAATCAAATCAATAAACTCACAGAATTAAAATATTGCGTGTTACCTTTAGCAAGGAGAAAGAAAATCCCGCTAATTCAACAATGGAATCAAAAAGCAACATATGACAAAGAAACCATTGAAACATGGGAAGAAACTTACCCAGGGTGTAACTGGGGAATTGCTACAGGAAGGAAATCAGGTGTAATAGTAATTGATATAGATCCGAGACACGGCGGAGATATTCAATGGAAAAGACTAACGTCTAATAAAACTATTAATACCGCAACTTGTAAAACAGGAGGTGGTGGTGAGCACTATTATTTCTCATTAACAGATGATATGATTATAAATAGTGCTGTATTATCTACATATCCAGGCATAGATATAAGAGGAGAAGGAGGTCAAGCCGTTGTACCACCATCAATACATGAAAGCGGAAACCCATATTTATGGATAAAAGCACCTTGGAATGTTGCGCCTGAACCAATACCAAAATGGCTAATGAAGATAATTATAAAATCTAACGCTGGTCAAATTTTAGGAAACGAACTTATTGAAGGACAAAGAAACGACTCTATGTTTCATCAAGCTTTAATGCTTGCGAGACAAGGATCATCAATTGAGTTTACTATAACAGCTCTGAAGGCTTGGAGAGACCAATCAGAAGCAAAGGATATAAAAGATAGCGAAATAGAATCTACAGTTGAAAGCGCGTATAAAAGAGTTGACGCAGAAAAAGTAACAAAAAACGCACAAAGAATTGAAAGAACAGATAGTGATAACGCCGATAGAATCGTTAGACTATATGGTGATATGGTAAAATATAGCCCAGGGTATGGATGGTTAGTATGGAATAACAATTCTTGGGAACCAGATTTAGAAAATGCAAAAATGATTTTGTTAGCAACCGAATCTATGCTATTATTAAGAGATGAAGCATTAGAAGACGCGAAAACACCAGAAAATTTTAAAACAGCTTTAGCTAGAGCTTCATGGGCTACTAATTCTTTAAATTCAGGAAGATTACATTCATCTATAGATCTTGCTAGAGCAAGAGATAAAGTTAGAATAGAAATAAATAATTTAGATGCTAAAGACACGAAATATATTTTAAACACACCAAATGGAATGGTTAGTTTAAAAAACGGGGAATTATTACCGCATGATAAAAATTTGCTGATAACAAAATGCTCCAAAGTAGAATACAATAAAGATGCGGAATGCCCATTCTGGGAAAAAACATTAGAACTAGCATTTGATGGTAATAAAGATCTTATAGATTATATGCAACGCGCAGTTGGATATTCTATTACAGGATCTACATCTGAACAATGTCTATTTATTTGCTGGGGAGAACAAGGTAATAATGGTAAGTCTACAATTTTAGAAACATTACAAAAAGTTCTTGGATCATACGCGCAAATGAGTGATATGAAAGTAATAACTTCTGCTGAATCTGATAATAGAGTTGCTAGTAGTTTAGCAAAATTACCTGGGGTAAGATTAGTATCTATGAATGAAGCGGAAGAGAATCAAAAACTAAGTGAAGCTCTAATAAAACAAATAACAGGTGGTGACACATTACAAGCGTGCAAAAAGTTTAAAGAACCATTTGAATTCACGCCAATATTTAAATTATGGATACGAACAAATGAAAAACCTATAATTAGAGGTATGAGCGATGCTATTTGGAGACGCATAAAACTTATTCCATTCGAAACCCCAATACCAGCGAACGAGAGAATGAGAAGAGATGATGTTGATGATATTCTTATTCAAGAATACGAAGGAATATTAAATTGGTGCGTGAAAGGTGCAATAAAATGGAATAAAAATGGATTAATGGACCCAAGCGTAGTTACAGCAGCTACTTCTGGTTATAGAACAGAAATGGACATAATACAATCATTTTATGACGAATGTATTATTGAATCAGTTGATGCGTATATTTCAAGAAGTGAATTATACCAAACATTTTCTAGATGGGCTAAAGAAAATGGTCTAAGATATATAATGACTTCAGATGCGTTTGGTAAAAGAATGGCTAAAAAATTAGACTGCAAAGAAAGAAAAAAGGTGCGCGGACAATATGTTTGGCAAGGAATAAAATTATCTCAATTCGCAGAATCCGCGTTTATAGTATAGGAGAACAATGAATTTAAATATAACAAAATTATCATACTCTAGTGTAGCATTATGGAACTATTGTCCTAGAGCATGGTTATTAAAATATCACTTTGGATTTACCACACCATCATCTCTAGCTCAATCATTTGGTACCGCTATGCATAGATCAATACAAAAATCTTTAGTAGATAAAGTATCTTTAATCAGTTTATCGAAAACATTCCACAAGGAGATTTTTAAAGCAATAGCTGAGAACAAAGTTAGTTATAAAATAAATGATATAAAAAATGCAATTACTTTAGGAGAGAATATTCTCAAAAGTCCTATGATCGGAGAAATTTTTAAAACTATTAATGTAAAAGCCGGGGCCCAGATAGAACATAAATTCGAATTCCGGGTCCCTAAAGTCCGAGTCCCTGTAATTGGATTCATCGATATAATTGATGACAATGGAATTCCATACGATATTAAAACTAGCAAATGGTTATGGAGTTTTCAAAAAGCTATGGAAGAAACACAACCTGATTTTTATTTAACAGCACTAGAATACGAAGGAATACCTTCTCCAAATAATGAATTTATTTACGCAATTGTTATGAAAACAGAAGAACCTTCAGCATATTTAATCGAAACTAAAAGAGAAAACTACAAGAAAAGAACGCACGAACTTGTTCAAAATATGTGGAAAGGCGTAGAAGAAAAAGCTTGGGAGCATACTATTGAAAATAAAAATTGTGAAAATTGTGGGCTTCGAAAACAATGTGAAATGCTAAAGTTTAAAATTTAATATAAAATGATTCGGTTTGAAATTATTTTCGCTAACGCATGAAGTGAAGGCTCAACGTGGTGTTCGTTTCGTGCACGGGGTGAAGTTGGGTGAAGCGTGGGGTGAAGTTGGGTGAAGTGCGGAGTGAAACGTGAAGCGAGGCTGAGGTGAAACACTAGCAATTTCGTGTTTTGTTCGATACCAGAGAACATATGTATGTATGCGCCCCTCGAACACATATGATTACTATTTTTGGTCGCAAATATCACTGATTTCCCAGACACTTAGGGGTTCCCTTGTATAATGAATGTATTACTAATAACTATTATGCACATAGAATTCCTGAAGTGTCTGGGATGTCACTAGTGAGATCGTACATTTTGTTTATTATATAAAATACACAATGTTTTCATAATTTTTTCCTTGAAAGGCAATCATAATGATTTTGCTGTTCTCCCAAGTGCGCATGGGAATCGCCACGCAAAAAGACAATATAATATATGCATAAAAGTGAAATATTCTCTGGGTGTCAGCCATGAACCTCAGGTGAAAAAAGCCTCCAGAGGAAGCTTTTTTCATACTAATGCGTACTTTATTAATTATTTAAGTACGCTTTCACTAATTTTTCTACATAAGCTATGGTTTCTTTATATGACTTATTCCTGTAATCGAAAAAATCTCCGAAATCACCCAATATATCGCACAAAAATGGAGCTGGGTTGCTAGAATATTTTCTCCAGTCTTTAGGAAAGTGCTTTAAATTGTATTCTACATCTGCTACCATAGAATCAAAATCTGGACATCTCGCATACAATTCTTCGATTAGACATTCTTTAACTTTATTGTCCATTTGGTCCCCCTAAAATAAACATTCTGAATGCCTTTTTTAAAACTTCGCAATCTTTAACGAGATCCTTTTTTGTATACAAATTTGAATCGTACACGTCTAAAAGTAATTGTGTTCTTAATCCTGCATTTCTTATTGCTAACAAAATATTTTGTTTCCAAGGTGTTAAAGAAAGATTATCGTTATTGAGTTCAATAATATCTCTATATTCTGTAGGAATCCACCAATGATTAGCAGAAAAAAGTTTTTCAGCAGCATACGGAAACATTATCCAAAGTTTTACTTTAAACATTATTCTGTTGCCGACAACTTTTAGCAAGCTTGGATCCGTAAAATTGTAATTACATTTTCTTGGGTAAAAATTGCGACCATAAACATTATCATCGTAGGTAACTATGATATAATCCCATGGAATCATCCATGGTTCAAAATGATCAAGTGGTCTAGAATTTTCCCAATTACCATCACTTATTTGTCCACGCATTTCGCAATGAAAAATTATTTTTTGCGCCATCGTTGGAACATAAAGTTTGTGAACTTCATTTACCATTTTGTCACCGCCCAAATATCAAATTTTTCAAAGGCAGCGTTCAACAAGACATTTTGTGGAACGACTTCTGAATAATTAGCTATCCATTGCAATATTTTTTCAGCACCTTTGATTTCAAATCTATCCATTGACGCACACAAATTATTTAATTCTTTTTCGTGCACGGGTACAATTTTTTCTCTCATAATTCTCCTATTCTCTTGGGGTCGAGCTTTTTGATTTCATTGGAGAAGCCAATATTTTTACAACATTTTTACGTTTCTTTTTTGGCTTCGACCATTTTTTTACTAAATTAACAGTTAAGTATCCTATGAGCAACGCTTTCGTATATCTAAACCCACTCATTTGATCTCCTTTATTTGAATTGATGGAGACCCTTCTTTTCTAGCTTCCAGTATACTTGGAATTGTTGCTGCCAATCCCATAAGGAAGGCGTCATTCCAAGACACTCTTGGTTTCACATAAACTGCCATATGTTTATCACCTTTTACTGTGACTCCAGCGTTTATAACAGCTTCTTTTATGCGTTCTCGATAAGTATTTGTGGTTTCTTCAAAAAGTTTGATTCTCTCTGAATACTCAAACTCTATTTCATCGATTTTTTCTCTGATTTCTTCGGGTATAATTGAATTGAGGAGCTCACGCTTCTCAGCATTGAGCTCCTCTATTACATCAATTGTCTCCGAATATTGATTAACGAGACATTTGATTTCTTTGGTCATCTACTTCCTCCATGCCTTCAATTTCCCAATATCCTTCATCGTAGTCGATTACATTAGTATCAGGCGTATACAAAACATCATCAGATATAAAAGTATTGGAAGCAATATCACCCGCTTCTTTATCAGAAAACGCTTGAACACGTAAAACGATATCACTTATTTTTCTCATATGAACATCGAATACTATTGTAGTTTGCTCGATTTGATCTAATAGAAAGCTTGAAACCATTCTTTTGAATGGTTCAAAAAATTCGCCATATTTAAAAGATTCGGATTCTGGAAACGCTTGTTTTAATTGCGCCCAAAAGAACACAGCTGTTGCGTCAGCAATATTCTCAATATTTTTTGCGAAGTAAGACTTCGAGTTACTCATTTATATCTCCTTTAATTCTATTAGCCAAGCCGTAGAACACTCTTCATACGGAATTTCCAAATTTTCGCACATTTCTACTGGATCCTTATAACTTTCAACAAGTGTATTTTTGATCTCGTCTTTATTATTAGCGTACACTTTAAATTGAACTTCAAGCACTTTTCGAGCTGTCACTTTCCATTCAGTATGTCCTGTCATCACTAAATTCGTAACAAATTCGATTGCTTTATTTTCGAGTTCGCGAAATTCATTTAAATCCATAGTTTTAAAATCGACTTCTGGAAAATAAGATTCCACACTATTCATGAAAGTTTGAACACTTTGAATTGTGGCATTTTTAATTTGATTTTCGGTCACTAACATTTATATCTCCTCAATTTCGTCAAATTCCCAAGGTTCTTCGTCTTCTTGTAAATCTTCAGCGTCATCGCAATCATGAGGATCATCATACACGGTATCATAAATATCGTCTTCATCTTCAGCATAAATTTCGAAGGTAACAATAGTTTTCTTGGACATTGTCACCTTGTATTTTCTAACGAAGTTAGATAACGCCGAGTCTACATATTCAATACATTGATCTTGAAATTCATTGAACCCCATAGGATCAGTTCCAATGAAATCAAAGTCGAAGTGTCTCTGAAGTTCATCAATAAACGCTTGCGCAGATTCGCGCGCTGCGTGTTCAACATTACGAAAATTTATTGTCATCCGACACCAACCTTTTTTGCTAATGTTACCAAATAACGTCCTAATCGCTTGTGCCCAGCTTTCATAAACCATTTTTTGTACCAAAGAACGAGATCTTCAGCTGAAACCGCACCGCCTTTTATTTTCAAAAGGTTTTCGAATTCATCGATTGCCTCAACCGACGCCCTGTCCATATTTGCTGTATCTTCACTTGTCCACATTTTTTTGACTCCTTTTAGTCTTTTTGTTGTTTTCTAATTCTAAGCAATTCGGACACACCCATAGTATTTTACCTTTTCGAGTTACCTCTTTTATAAGGCGTCCTTTAGGCCACGTCCAACCGCATATACTACATGTGCGTCCTTCAATAGGTTTCATTATCGCCAACCTAATTCTGCACTCACACGACTCGGCAAATATCCGATTTGATCACCTTCTACTAAGTAGACGATTCCAGATTCTTCGGAATCATCTTCATCAGAAATGTGATTTTCGAATCCATAAAAACTGTCTTCTTCTACATTTCCTTTGTTGTCTCGACCAAATCGAACGACATCATAAATTGAGTATTCGAATGGCCAAGCTGGTTGGGATGCAAAACGAACTTCATCATCTTCGTTAGCATCTTCAAGCAAACTTATGAGCTCGTGCACTTTCATTTGGTGACCTCCTGCTCGTGTTCTTGGAGCTCGTGCAGCACCTCTTGTGCTTCCTCATAACTTGAGACTGGCTCCATGTATCCATGTCCGACTACGTAGTAGCCGTCGGCGAGTTCGAGAATTCTGAACTTACCATTTGTATTCACCGTGACTCCGTCTGTAAAACGTAGCACTCCCATAAATGCCTCCTTTGCATTTGTTTTTGTACGCAATTTTACGTACACACCATCAGTGATCGTTAAATCACTGATGGAATCTGCGTGAAATTACTTTTTTGAAGCCAAGTATTCTTCAAGATAATTGATGATTTCGTCCACCGATTTAGAGATCGCATCTAAACGAGTGTTCACGAAGCTCCATACTCCATAATCTTCGATATCAAAAGATTCGAGTACTGCATTACGAATACCTGGATAAATGCACTCGGCATAAAATTTTATTTTTTCGCACATGATCTCGGATTCTTTTGAAAGAGGTATTTCCTCTTTAGGGGTAGCCATTTTTAAAACTTTGTTTTCAGCCATTTTTGCGCTCCTTATAAAAGTTATCAATTTCCGTTAGTAACACGGTCTCGGTCTCAACCACCAGCTTTTCAAGGTTTCGCATCACCTCGTAAAGGGTTGGGCAGAAGCCCGCCACCTTCATACGGTGGGCTTCAACTGCCATCACACTCGAGTGAATGCTCATCGCATCCATCGAATCGTGGAGAGTTTCAAGCGAACAAATTGCGTTGAATTCGTCGTACTCGTCCACATCACACCTACGAGTGGTAGATCTCGAGTTTGAGTTCTTTTTGCACTTTGCGTGAGCCACGGACTTGCTTGATCATTTCAATGCGCTCGGACCGAATTGTGCGGTATTCCGGCGTTCCAGACTGCAAATTTACAAGCTCACGCTCGATCTCTTCGAAGCGCTTTAGCCCATCGAACTCAAGCTTGACGGCTTCAGCAAACTCTTTTAAGAGGTTATCGAGATTGTTCTGCATGCTTTCGCCTGCATCGGGGGTGGGTACTACATTTTTTGACATTTTGACTCCTTTTGTCGATTACTAGCGGCCTTATTGCTGCTATTTGATTGTATACATTATAATTCAATTGAAATCGTTGATGTTTAACACGAGGTTAACAAATTGTTAAGAGTTTGTTAAATATTTTGAGGCACTCAAGCAACGGTTTTCAACCCCCAAGGACCGCGCCGGCGACCGGGAGCAACGGAAAGGACAAAAACGGAACAGCAGTATCACCTCTGCGCCTCGGGTATTAAATATCTTTACTGCCTCCTATATATATTTAATATAAAAAAGGTCAACAGGTGATCCAGGTGATCCGTTGCTAATACCGAGTGCCGGCGCCAGCGCCCATGTTTGCTAGTGCAAGCTGCTGTAGCCGAGAGCCTGAGATTTGTAAAAATATGGGCGCCCTTAGGCTCGTTCGTTGCTTTTCGAGCGTTTTCGCGCCACCGAGTGCTCGTCAAGTGCTAGGCAGCTGTTTTTTGCACTCGAGCGCGTTTCGAAAGCCGGCAGCCGGCAACAATTTATTGGCGGCCTAAAAGAAGGGCTCGGCGCCGCTGCCAAGTGTCTTGGGACCGTAAGCCTTGTGCCCATTTTCCGTTGCCATCGCCATTTTTCTGTGGAATCAAACCTTTGGTTTCAGTGACCAGGTGCGTTTCGTATGCGTAGTGCTCGGTGGCTTGTGTGTGTTGCAAATGTGTGCGACCGCGGGCCGTGGATGTGTGCTCGGTGTCCGAAATGAGGGCTCGGTGCCGGAGGCTATTGTGGAGTCTCGTGCGTGCGACCGTGAGCCGTGAGCTGTGTCACCGCCGTGTGGAAAAGCTCGTGCGCGCGTGCCCGTGCCCGTGTCGTGTTGGTGTTGGTTCCGCCACCGCCCGGTGTTCCCGGAGCCGGTGTCGCACCCCCCTGACTCCGGGCCCGCACTCCCCCCTGTTTTTATGCAAAAAGATGCCGGGGTGCTCAGTCCCGGCTATTCGATTTTTGGTGTTACAGTGGTGTTACCACCAACGTGGGCCTAGTGTGATGACGATTGACAAATCTTCGTACACGTGCACGTCGGTGTTCCACATGATGAGGACGAAAAGCAGTATCATTTTGGCTCCTTCCATAAACTTCCGAGAGTAGCTCGTGGGTGAGCTGCTCTCGGGTTCGTGTTCGATTTTTTCCGTGTGCTCTAGATCTTGAGCATCTGGTACTTGATGGCCTCTTGCGCTTTCCTCGAGTTGCGTACCTGGAGGATCATCTCGGTGCGCTCTTTCTTGAGCATTTTGTGCTCCGGTGTGCCGAGCTGGGTGGTGCTGAGCTCGAGCTCAATTTCGTTGAACCTGGTGAGTCCATCTGCTTCCTCGTGTAGCATTTTGGTGAATGCCTGTGCGAGCTCGTGCAGTGCCTGCTCTGGTGTACGGGTGGTGCTGGTGGTGCTGGTGGTGCTGGTGGTGCTATTTTTTGCTGACATTTTTGGCTCCTTTTGCCTAATGTGGTTTTTGGTGGATAAAAAATTATTTTTTATCCTGGATATATTATAAACTATGAAGTTTAACAAGATATTAACAAGTTGTTAAATTCTTGTTAAGAGTTTATTAACAAGTGATTAACAACGTTATACATAAAATATACAAACATTATATTTAAATATTAAAAATTGAAAAAACATTATATAAAAATTATACAAACATTATATTTAGACTAGAAAAACATTATACAAACATTATATATATAAACTAGAAAAACATTATACAAACATTATATATATAAACTAGAAAAACATTATACAAACATTATATATATAAACTAGAAAAACATTATACAAACATTATATAGATATTATATTATTAATATTATTTTAATATATTTTAATCTTATTTTAATCTTTCTATTTTAATTTTATTTTAATATATTTTAATTTTATTTTAATATTGTTCCACGGCACGCCACGCTGTAATCATTAACCTTGTACCCGGGGGGAAAAAGTAGTTATTTGAAAAAACGTGTTATAATATATACAGCAGTTATTTGCCCCCTGGAAAAAGGGAGCTCACGGAGGATCTATGGCAAAACGCGTGTACGGAAAACCTTTTTATCCTGGCGACCCGAGAATAAACAAAAAAGGTCGTCCAAAAAGTTTCAACGCCCTAAGAGCTTTAGCTGTACAAATTGCAACTGAAGCAGTAAATCCAAATAAAGAATTAGATATGACGAAAGTGGAAACAATTATCCGCGATTGGATGAGTTCTCCTGACTTTCAAAAACAAAAAGCAGCACTTGAACTTGCTTATGGCAAAGTACCAGATAGAACAGAACTAACAGGTAAAGACGGTGCTGATATTAAAATCAACATCGTCAAAAAAGATTGATGTAATCAGTGGATATAGAGCTTTATGGTAATCAGTATGAATTTGTAACTTGCAAAGATCGATTTACTGCGATGATTGGAGGAATCGGCTCTGGCAAGACTCTTGCGGGCTGTGTAAAATCAATAATTTATGCAAAACCAAAAACTCTAGGTCTTATCGTTGCTCCCACCTTTCGAATGTTGCAAGACGCGACAATTCGAACTTTTTTAGATATAAATCATGATGTCATAAAAGGATTCAATAAATCTGATATGATCGTCACCTTAAAAAATTCAGCTGAAATTCTTTTTCGCTCTGCGGATAATCCAGAGCATCTTCGTGGGCCTAATTTGCACTGGGCGTGGATTGACGAAGGATCTTTAGCTCATCCTTACACTTGGGATATTATTATAGGTCGTTTGCGTGCTGATGGAACTGCCGGACCATGTTGGGTGACCACAACACCAAAAGGAAGAAACAACTGGCTTTATGAAGCTTCCAAACAAATGAGAGTTTTTAATGTAACTGCGTTAGATAATCCTTATGCTTCTAAAGAATGGAAAGATTCACTTTTAGCTCGATATACTGGTCAATTTTTGCGTCAAGAAATCTATGGGGAATTTGTGTCGTTTGAAGGTCTAGTTTATCCAATGTTTCAGCCTTCATTTCATATAATGACAAGAGAAGAATCTGAATTTAAAGAATATGGTCTTGCAATAGATGAAGGTTACACTCATCCTGCTGTTATATTGAAAGTGTTCAAAAATTACGACGAAGAATATTATATAGCACGCGAATTTTATGAATCAGGTAAACTACAATCTGATATAGTTAATGAAGCGTATAAATGGTCTGATGGAAATAAAAATGTTGATATAATTGTAGATGCAGCAGCTGCTGGTCTAATCGCTGCTTTAAGAAATACTGGACTAAATGTTATTCCTAGAAAAGGAAAAGTTATAGATGGTATAAGAAGAGTACAAAATTTGCTGGATGCTCAATTTAGAGGTAAACCGAAACTTACAATACACCCATCTTGCGTAAAAACAATAAACGAATTCGAAACTTATTCATGGAAAGATGGATTAGATGAACCCATAAAAGAATTCGATCATGCAATGGACGCAATAAGATATTTTATAAATAAACCTAAAATAGAACGTATAGCTACTCAATTGAGGTGGTAGTATGAAAAAAAATTTGAACCCAGACTTACAGTATAGTTACGATCATTGGCGAGATCAATATTTTATAAATAAAAAATATAGAGACTATTATTTAGGTAATCACCCAATGGTGTTTACTTCTGATCGTCTTTATGATGTTTTTGGAAGAACTACTGTTGCCTTTATTCAAAATTGGTGTGCTGTAGTTATAGATGCTGTTCTTGATAGACTTGGATTTAAGGGTTGGGATGGAAATGATTTAGCAGTAAGCCAAAAATTATTCGAAACATACATAGAAAATAAAATAAAGACGCTTTCTAGACGAGTTCATAGAGATTGTATTGTAACAGGTAATGGTTACATTATGTTTGATAAAATAGATGGTAAAAATAAACCGTTTTATAACGATCCAAATAATGTTGTAATAATTTATTCTGCTGACGATCCATATAAAATGTCTTATGCTTTAAAAATATGGAGATCTACTGATTCAATAAAAGCTAATATTTATTATGATCAATATATTGAAAAATATGAAGCTCCTAAAGATAAAACTTTAAACGTAAATAATTTTGAGCTTATGGATGTAGTACCAAATTCTTTTGGTGAAATTCCTATTGTTCATTTTAGATCAGACGTTTTAGAGTTAACAAATATTATTCCATTGCAAGACGCGATAAATAAAACTTTTTCAGACATGATGGTTGTAGCAGAATTTAACGCATTTCCACAAAGATGGATAATTACTAATTCTGATATATCTTCATTAAAAGCGAGCCCTCAAACAATTTTCAAGATTCCAAAAGGCGCAACTGATGAAGAGGAAACAAAAATAGGTGAGTTTAATGCTGCTAGAACTAGTATGTATCTTGAAACTATAGATCGTTTATCAGGAGCTATTGCTGTAATATCGCGTACACCAAAACATTATTTTATGCAGACGGGTGCTAACGTTAGTGGTGAAGCTCTTTCTGTTATGGAAATTCCATTAGTAAAGAAAACTGAACAATATCAAGAAATTATGGATGAAGGGTGGATGGAAGTTTTGCGCTTTTTGTATGGTTCTACTAATGATATAACAACTGTATGGCATAAAATTGAAGTCGATATTATGGAAGTTACAGCTAATACTATAAAAACTGAAGTAGAATCAGGAATTCCTTTGATTACAATTTTGCGTAGAATGGGTTGGTCTGATGATGAAATTGCACAAATGCAAGCCGATCAAGAAGATGATAAAAAGGAGGAGCCTATTGTTGAACCTGAGTTAAATGATAATTCGTTTAGTAAAGATGCTAATAATAGTATATAATATTAATATGGTGAGATACCGTATGAGGAGATATGATGTCTAATACAAATAATTCTAATAATGATGCCGAATCTCAATATGAGACATTTGATGATTTTTTGGCTTCTGTCGATGAACCAATTAGGAACCTATACGAAAAACATACTTCTGGATTAATTTCTGCTTTAGATAAAGAGCGATCTAGTAGAAAAGAACTGGAAAAACAAATGAAAGAACTTCTTCCTAAAGCTGAAAAAGGATCTACCTTAGAAAAAGAACTTGCTGAGAGAGTAAGAGAATTAGAAGAGTCGGAAAAGAAGTATGTTGAAATAGAGCGCAAGGCGAGATTTGCTGAAGAAGCTAATAGCGCTAACATAAAATGTACTAATGTAAAAGCTGCGTATGCGTTAGCTACTTTAGAAAATTTATTTGAAGAAAATGGCGCTCCTAAATGGAATGAAATAAGAAAGTTTGCACCTGAACTATTTAAAATAAGTGGTACAGATGCAGGAAGTACAAATTCAAATACTCTTACTGGAGATGTAAACGCTGCTATTAGACAAGCGGCGTTTGGGAGATAAATATGATTACTCGTACTGAAGCTGAAGCTCTTATTCCTGAAGATGCTTCGCGTGAAATTTTTAAAGCTACTGTTGAAAATTCTGTAGTGTTACGATTAGGACGACGTTTAGCTAATCTATCAGCTGGTCAACGTCGAGTTCCTGTTATGAGCGCTCTTCCTTTGGCGTATTTTGTTGATGGTGTTCCAGGTGAAGTAAGTCCATCTGGAGATAACGCTCTTGGTTTTAAAGACATTACAGGAGCTGAATGGAAAAACGTCTATCTTTACGCTGAGGAAATAGCGTGTATTGTTCCAATTGCTATTAGCACTCTTCAAGACGCTTCTTATGATATTTTTGGTGAGATCAAACCTTATATCGGCGAAGCCTTTGGTGCTGTTATTGATGGAGCCGTATTGCATGGTGTGGATGCTCCTGCTAATTGGCCTGACGACATTGTTTTAGGTGCTAATAATGCCGGTAATGTGTTAGAACTTGGTGATATTGGTGATCTATATGATGATATCATGGGGTATGATGCGGCTACAACTACTCCAGGACTAATCTCTCATGTTGAACTAGATGGTTACATGCCTAATGGTTTTGTAGCTGGCATTTCGATGCGTGGTATGCTACGAGGTTTGCGCGACACTGGTAGTGGATTGCCTTTGTTCCGACCTGCTATGACTGGAATGGCTCCGAATACTGCACCATATACCATTGACGGACAACCGTGTTATTTCCCTCTGAACGGTGCTTATGATGACACCGAATCATTAATGATTTGTGGTGATTGGAATAGATTGGTATATGCATTTCGTACTGATTTGACCTATAAAGTACTTGATCAAGCGGTCATTCAAGATCCAACAACTGGTAGTATTATTTATAATCTCGGTCAGCAAGATATGGTAGCGTTGCGTTGTTATATGCGATGGGGTTGGGCACTTCCTAATCCTATTAATCGTGTTAATCAAACAGAAGCTACTCGCTATCCATTCTCTGTGTTGAAACCTACTACTGGCGCTACACCCTAATTTTCCTCCTTTGAATTTAGTAGGCGGGTAACACCGCCTACTAAAGGAGAGTTATGACAGCTACATATGACGATGTAAAACGACTTCGCAGAATGATTGCAGAACCAACGAATGTTGTTTATACTGATAATGAACTTATAGATCTTATAGAATCTAGACCTAGTGTTGATTCTAATGGTCTGTATCCAGATGACTCTGATTGGACTCCAACATATGATCTATTTTTGGTTGCTAGTAATATATGGCTAGAAAAAGCATCGAGCGTTTCTGATGAATTTGATTTTCATGCAGATGGTGGTACTTTTCAAAGAGAACAGAAACATAAAATGGCTTTAAAACAGTCAACATATTATGCTAGTAGATCTAAAGGATATAATTTAAAAATGCGTCAAGATCCAATGACAACTACAGTAAGATCTGGATACGAAGATCTACCCTATAAGGATGACATTGATGACTTCGAATCTTCATTGGTCTAAATTAGATAAAATAAAAATGCGTGAAGCTGCAGAAGCGCACATGATGGATACTTGGTATCGATTAGTTTATTCTTGTTCTTTTGATGAATTTGGCGATATAGTTGAAACTTGGACTAAAAATGATACCCCGATGATTGGTGGATTTTCTATGTTTGGGCATAGAGATATGGGATTTGGTATTGAAAAAGAACAAAATGATATGACGGTTATAAGTTATGACGCAATATTAAGAATTCCATATAATACAGAATTAGATCTGCGCGATAGAATAGAAGTGGCTACTCTTAGAGGAGATGCATCTTATAATAAAACATTTGATATTGTTACAATAATAATTGTTGGTGTGTCTGCTTTTATTGTTAGATTAAAAACTTTGGAGTTATGATGGCTGTTTCTGTAAAAATATCTGGCATAAAAGAACTACAAAATAAATTTAAAGATATGAGTGAAACTATTCCTAAAGAAATAGCCACAAATGCTGCTAAAGAAAGTGGCGAATTATTCAATAGTTATGCTAAAGCTAATGTCATTTCTAATTTTACAATGCGTTCTTGGGCTCTTTATAATTCATTTAAAGTTGTTGTTACAAAAGCTGGCAATGTTAGAGCAGGAACTTACGGAATAAAATATGCTAGAATACATGAGTATGGTGGCATCATAAAGCCTAAAAGGAGTAAGGTGCTTTTTTGGGTAGATAATAGAGGAACAAGCCATTTTATAAAATCCGCTACTATACCTGCACGCCCATACATAAGACCAGCATATGATGAGCATAAAGATGATATAATAAAAACAATGAATGATGTAATATATGATTATTTAAAAGGATTATAATGACTGTATTACCAATAGAAAAAGCTATAGTATCTATATTGCAAAATGATCCTTCTGTGTCAGCATTAGTTAGTGATAGAATTTATGCTTTTAGATTGCCACAAAATGTAGTTCTTCCTGCTATAACGTATTTTAGAGTATCTACTTATAGAGTTGTTACTCATGATCAAAGTTCTGTTGGTTTATCTAATCCTAGATTTCAATTTAATTTGTATTCAAATTCCATCGATGTTTGTAAACAATTAGCTTTAGCTGTTAGAGAAGCTTTTTTAGGATATCAAGGAGAAGTTACTGTTACGAATAAAGTGAGTGTATACGCAATTCTTCCTGAATCCGAAATAGATATTATTGAAGCTGATTTAGATCTATATTATACAGTTGTAGATTATAAATTCAGTCATAATGAGTGAGGTAAACTATGACAAAATTTGCTGCATTTGGAACAGCGCTTCTGATGGACGGGACAGAAATTGCGCAGGTTACGAATATAAGTGGTCCTGGACTATCCCTTGATACTGTTGATGTCACATCACATGACCAGTCTTCAGCTTGGGAGGAAATGGCTGTAACTATATTGCGTCAAGGAGAAATGACTTTAGATCTTGTTTTTGATCCTGATGATGCAACACACGCTAGTATTCTAACTAATTTAGTTGGAAGAAGTTATGAAAGTTTTGAACTTCAATTTCCAGACTCAGCTTATACTGAATGGGAATTTGATGCTTATGTTATTGGATTTGAACCATCTAGTGCTGTTGATGGTGCTTTAACTGCTAGTTGTACTTTAAAAATAACTGGTACACCAGTACTTACGAGTACTTATACACCATAATATAGGAGGTATATTATGACAAAATATGCTGCTTGGGGAACCGCTTTAATGAGAGGCGCTGTAGAAATCGCACAAGTTACGAATATAAGTGGTCCTGGTATTTCTTTAGACACTGTAGATGTTACAGAACATGATGCTGCGACTGCGTGGGAAGAAGTAGTGGCAACAATTCTACGATCTGGTGAAATAACAATAGATATTGTTTATGATCCAAATGCTGCTACTCATAAAAATGCTAGTGGTGGTCTTTTGTATGATTTAACTACTAGAACTGCAACTACATATTCTATTGTTTTTCCAACGACTCCAGCTGCAACTTGGACGTTTACAAGTTGTTATGTTGTTGGATTTGAACCAAGTGCTCCTGTAGATGGTGCTTTAACCGCTTCTGTTACTTTGAAACCAACTGGTGCAATTACATTGCCGTAAGGAGATTCATGTTAAATAAAGATCAAATTTTTAGTGTTCAAGATTTATTAATTGAAGAGGTGGAAGTCCCAGAATGGGGAGGTACCGTATTTGTGAGAGGAATGACTGGAACAGAAAGAGATTCTTTCGAATCGTCTGTTGTAGATATTAGAGGTTCTTCTCAAAAAGTTAATATGATAAACCTTAGAGCTAAATTAGTTTCTTTAAGTGTTTGTGATGAGCAAGGAAACAGAATTTTTAATGATTCAGATGTGATTGAGTTAGGCAAAAAATCAGCTATTGCGCTTCAAAGAATATTTGATGTTGCTCAAAGATTAAGTGGACTTTCTAAAGAAGAAATGAAAACTTTAGAAAAAAACTAGAGAAGCGGGGCAACCGGCGCTTTTATTTCCGGTTAGCATTGAAATTAGGTATGACTGTGGCAGAACTACTCAATCGTGTATCTAGTAGAGAGCTTTCAGAGTGGTTTATATTTTATAGTATTGAGCCATTTGGATTTGAAGCTGATTATTTAGGTCATGCTCAAACTTCTTCGACTTTAGTTAATATCAATAAAAAGAAGAATTCTAAACAAACTACTGCTAAAGATTTTATACCTAAATTTAAAGGTTCTAATGAATCAAATTTAAATGGAGCTATAGAATTTGCTTCTACATTAACTCAAGTTCATGGTGGCGAGGTGAAGAACCATGGATCTAGCTAGTTTAGTTGTAAGTCTTACTTTAGATTCTGCAGATTTTGCTGCTGGTTGTTCAAGTGCTATATCTGATTTGAATATTCTTAGTGCTGCTTCTAATGGTGTTGGGGCAGCACTTGGTACTATAGGAGCTACAGCTGCTGCTGGATTTGGAGCATTTGGTGCTGTAGCAGGTCCAGCTGTGTCTGCTATTGCAGATGTAACTGGTGAATTAACTCAATTTGCTAAAGATGCGGCATTTTTACCAACTATTGCTGATAGTTTTAATCGAATATCTTCTAATGCTGGAGTAGCTGGTGATGAGATGCTAACAGCTTTAATAGATGCATCTGGTGGAATGGTTTCAGCTAAAGATGCAATGACAAATTTTAACCAAGCAGCAATGCTTATTAATCCTGAAATTGCTACTAAACTTCCAGACGCATTAGAATATCTACAAAAAGTTTCTATGTCAACAGGTACTTCAATAGACTATCTTATGAATAGTCTTGTAGTTGGTGTTGGTCGTGCATCTCCTAGAATTTTGGATAATATGGGTGTCCAAATAAAAGCTACAGAAGCTTATGAAGCTTATGCAGATTCTATAGGAAAAGCGGCTGGTGAACTAACAAAAGAAGAGCAATCAGTTGCTATATGGAATATGACAATGGAAAAGTTAGCACAAAATACTAAAGATATTCCAGATGTCCAAGATTCTGCAGCTGCTTCTATACAAAGATTTCAAGCAACTATAAAAAATGTTAAAGATGAGATGGGAGTTGCATTTTTACCCACGGTTCAACAATTTTTAGATATGTTTAATGAAATACTCGTTGTTGTTGGACCATTGGCTGCAACAGTTGCTGGAAGTTTTAGTGCTATGTTTGGAACTTTATTTAGTCTTATAGAACCTATTATACCTGTTTTAACTGAGTTTGCTGAGACTTTTACTAAAATTGTAGAAGCTTTTATGTCAGGAGATTGGAAGAGTGCTTCTGAACTAATATCGCAAGCATTAAGTGGTCTTGTTGATGGTTTATCAAGTACTATTTTAGAATTAGTAACTTTTGGGTCGGATATAATATTTGGAATTGTTAAAGGTATTTCTGCTAGTATCCCAGATTTAATGGATGCGGCAAGTTCAATTATGAATACTTTGATACCATTACTTATAGAATTAGTGCCTGAGATGATGAAAATAGGATTACTAATAATTTTACAAATAGCTCAAGGCATAAGTAATTCACTTCCTAATATTATTAATGCGGCTATTGAAATATTAGAATCCATTACATCTATTTTATTAGATATAATGCCAGATTTATTATATATTGGTTTGCAAATAGTACTAAAATTAATTGAAGGAATTGCTCAAGCATTACCAGGTTTAACTACTTCTGTAATAAGTATTGTTATGGCGCTTATAGAAGTTATTATAACTCAATTACCAAAATTTCTTGAAGCTGGTGTTGTAATTTTAAATGCAATAATGAATGGTATAAGCGAAGCTATTCCTTTACTTAGTACTTTGGGAGTCGGTATTATTCAAACATTAGTTGATATAATTCCTTTGCTTATTCCACTCGCTATAGATTTAATAAATGCTTTAGTTGATGGTCTAATTACAAATGTCTCTTTGTTGATAACAGCTGCTATTAGTATTATTAATGCTATAATAGAGGGGTTGAAAACATCTATTCCTCTTGTTGCAGGTGCAGCTATTAATATTATCACTGCTCTCGTAGATGGGTTAATAGTTGCTTTACCACAGCTTATGCCCATCGCTTTACAACTGATCACTACTTGGCTTGACATGGTTGGAACATATTTACCACTTCTTATTACTGCTGGAGCACAGATAATTACTGCGTTAGTTGATGGTATCGTTTTATTATTGCCTATGCTTGTTCCTATGGCATTGCAGTTATTATCTACCATAGCGACTGGAATGATGGAAAATTTAGCTACAATTATGGTCGCCGCTGTAGAGATTATTAATGCTCTTGTTTTGGGAATTATTGAGCTACTTCCTCTACTCATTCCGATTGCTATTCAAATAATTGTTGCTCTTATTACTGGGTTGCTTGACAATTTAGGATTATTGCTTGAGGCGGCTCTTACTTTGATAACTTCACTTGTGCAGGCAATAATTGAGTTAATTCCCATATTGATACCCGCTGCTGTTGATATGGTTATGGCGTTAATAACTGGTCTAATTGGGGCACTTCCACAGTTGTTGACTGCGGCTATTCAGCTTGTTGTTGGCGTAGCAACTGCTCTTATCGAAAATGTGGCGTTACTTGTTGCTGCTGGTGTTGATTTAATAATTGCTTTGATTGAGGGTATAGTTGTCGCTTTGCCAGATTTGATATTACAAGGGCCAGTCATAATAGGCGCAATAGTTATGGCAATTTTAGATTTGTTACCAGAGATTATTATAGCTGGTGTCAATTTGTTATTGGCTCTTATAGAAGGTATTGTGAGTGTTACAACTACGTTAGGTACTGCAATAGCCGAAATTGTATTAGGTATGTACAACTCAATCGTTTTAGGTATAACGGAATTCAAAAAAGCTGGTGGTGAGCTAATTAGTGGTCTTTGGGAAGGCATTAAGGAAAAGTGGGAAAATCTAAAATCAACTGTTACTGGATTTTTTAGTGGTATTGGCGACACAATTAAAGGCGTCTTTGGTGTCGATTCACCATCTAAAATGTTTATGGAAATAGGTAGGAATTTGAACGAAGGTTTGGCATTGGGTATTAAGGCGAGTATTGATTTGCCTGAAAAGGAAATGCGTTATAATTTTGGTAAGCTTGAGTATCAAGAACCTATTATAAATAATAATACTTATAATCTTACAATGCCGACAACCGCAAGCGCAGGTGATGTGGCTATGGCATTTGAGTTAATGCAGGCGATAGGAGCATAATGACAGCACCCGATTTAGTTGAAATGAAGTTCTGGATAGTAGTACCGCAAGCAAGTGTTAATCACTGCGAAAATCCAACGCTTGCTACACCGGAAGGAATCACCTATTTGACTGCGGATGGAGCGGGTGTAACCATAGAGTTAGAGGAAACAGAATCCCGATGGGGTGCTTATTCCTGTAAGGTGAATACTGCAACCGGAGTGGCATCAAGTGTCTATTGGGATAATATGCCAATGACTGATAATTTGAATTACACGTTCTCGGTCTATGTAAAAGGCTATGCCGGTCAAGCTATGCGGATTGTGATAAAGACTGGTGCTGGAGTTGCAAAAGAAACCGAAACATTCACAGCAACAGGTTATTGGCAGAGGATAGAAGTTACTCACTTAGGAACAGAAACGGTCACAGACTACCAATTATGGGTTACTCGTGATGCAGTCGCAAGCACAGAGCCATTCTATGTAGATGGCTTTCAGTATGAGCAGATGTCAAGTGCCACGACTTTCTTTCACGGATATATGGGCGGTTTTGGAACAGGCGAGTTAGAGTATTACTGGCAAGGCTTGAAGAGAAATAGTCCGTCTGTCAGAACAAGTATGACACGTTCAGGTGGCAGTTTGCTCTGTATCAATGATTACGCAAAGGTCTTATCAGTTTATGGCTTTGGTATGGGTCAATTCGAACAGCTAATGACCCCAATGGCTAACGGCGGTGATTACTACCAACAGCATATCAGGAAGTCGAGAAATATCTCATTCCTTCTGGCTTACAATGGCGATAATCAAGGCGATATGCAGACTAATCGAAATATCATTCTTGAAGCTTGTAGACCCGATATGCTGGAAGGTCAGCCTATGAAGCTGGTATATCAAGGCTTTGATGCTAATGGCAACGAAGCCACGCATCCGGTGGAAATCACTTGTGTATTTCAACCGAGCCACGTTGATACACCACCATTGCCGGTGTTTCAAAAGGACACGCTGGTATTCACAGTCCCGAGTGGGTTGTTTGACGGTCAATTTGAAGAAGGCACGGAGTTGGAGTTGAATGCAGAGTTTCCTCTCGAATTTATAGCCAAAAGAGATGCAGATGGGAATTGGTGTCAGTGGACTGGAGCGGCTTACGAAAGTTTAATTGATGGACTTACTGGAATCGTACATTGTATTGCAGAAGCACCTAATGGTTACATATTTGCTGGTGGTGAGTTTCTCAATGCTGGTGGCGATGCACTTGCCGACTATCTGGCTATGTGGGATGGCAATACTTGGAAAGCTGTAGGGGATGATGGCGCAGGCGGACCTGCTATAAATGCTGTCGTTTATACAATGGCTTTTGATGCTAATGGTGATTTATATATAGGTGGGTCTTTTATAAATGCTGGTGGTGTTACTAATGCAAGCTTTATAGCTAAAATATCAGCCCCAACCACTACACCTGTCTATTCTCAGGTCGGCACTTCTTTGCTTGGTGTTGATGGCGGTACGCCTTATATCCGAGCTATAGTCATCAGGCAATCCGGTGTTATAGTAGCAGGTGGATTTATAGGTTATATTGGGGCTACTGTTGTTCATAATATTATTTATTTTGATGTTGAAGCCTCTGCTGACTGGTTAGAGCTTGGCTCAGGCTTAAATGCGGCAGTCTATTGTATGAAGGAATCACCTGCTGGCGTTTTATATATTGGTGGGAAGTTTACAAATGCAGATGGCACTTATGGTGATTATATCTGCTTTTGGGATGGTGCATTTGAACCTATTTGGCAACCTAATGCTGATAGTGGAATAGAGCTTAATAACAGCGTAGTTTCTATAGATTTTAGTTCGGCTGGTAATTTAATCATTGGTGGTTTATTCACTAATGCTGGCGGTATTGCGAATGCCGATTATATTGTTGGGTGGAATGGTAGCAGTTATTATGCTTTAGGAACAGGTATGAATGCTCCAGTTTATAAACTATTGTGCCCAAGCGCTGGTGGAGTTTATGCGGCAGGTGAATTCACAATCGCTGGAGGTGTAACACTATCAGATAGAATAGCAAGATGGAAAAATGGAGCTTGGCAAGCTTTAGATATAGACCTGCCCGGTGATGGAATAGTTTATTCTTTACTAATCGGCTCAGATAATTCATTATATTTAGGTGGTGATTTTTCTACAGATGCAGAAGACCCAGATGAAAATGTAGTTACAGGTGTGGTAGCTTTGAATGCAAATCCAACTGTTGGAAACGCAAACTGTTATCCGTTTATGCAAATTCATGGACCGGGTGTATTGCAATCAATAATTAATTACAGTACAGGTAAGCAGATATTATTCGATGGATTGACCTTGCAGACAGGCGAGTGGATTAATATGTGGTTTGACCCGAACAATTTAAGGTTTGAATCAAGCTGGCGTGGAAACATTATGCACTATATTCAAGCTGGCTCTGATTATGGAAACTTCTATCTAAGACCGAATTACAATAATGCAATCAGCGTGTTCATGCCTTCTGGTACAGATAGCAATTCAGCTGGCATTATGTTCTGGCAACCTAAGTTCTGGAATATAGAAGGAGCTAAGTATGACGCTTAACTCTGCTCGTTATCAAGTTGATTGGCTTACTGATTATGGCAATAGAAAGTATGTCATTCAGTCATTCCATAAGCTTGAATACGCAAGAAGCGAAAACCAGATTGGCACGATGATACTCACT